TGTGCTTCCCGGTGGCCGTGAGATTGACGAAGAAACATTAGTGGACGCTGGCGCATTTCAAGCAGCGACGTACTTATGGCCGAGATAACTTGTAAAACCCATCCAGATGCACCGCATGGCTTTGATCGCAACGCTTCACATAATGCTGATCGGTATGTGTGTGAGTGCGAGAACTGGGAACCAAAGCCTGTGGCGCATGTTTATCGGATTGAAGCAAATGGTAGACCTTGTGTGGCATGGGATGACGCAAGTGAAATTAAGGTCGGCGCAAAACTTTACGCTGCACCGCGTGAATGGGTTGGGCTGACGGATGAGGAACACGACAGCATAAAACACAATTATCACAACCTGACGTGGACCCTTGAAATGTTCGCCAGAGCCATTGAACAAGCCTTGAAGGAGAAGAATCATGGATAGAGACAAACAAGAACCTGTAGCGCATGTTTATCGGATTGAATCAAATGGTAGACCTTGTGTTGCATGGGATAACACAAGTGAAATTAAGGTTGGCGCAAAACTTTACGCTGCGCCGCGTGAATGGGTTGGGCTGACGGATGGGGAGATTGACATACTGTCGTGCGAGACTGTTAAAGGTAATAAATCAGTCAACTGGCTATGCAAAGTCCTTGAAGCCAAGCTAAAGGAAAAAAACACATGAACCAGCAAGAAGTGTTAATGCTTGCAAAGACGATGGGCGTAATGGTTTCTGGTCGACCTGAGTTTGAGCAATCGGTTGCGAGGTTTGGCAAGCGAATCATCAAGCGCTTTAGACCGCTGACAAAAACCCAGAGGATTTACCTAGACGCGCTGGTTGAGCCTAAGTCACTGCAAAACTTAGCCGACCAGTTTGGATGCACAACGCAGAACGCGCTCAAGATGATTAGGGCGCTAGAGGCTCGCAAGCTGATCTCGAAAGAGAAACTATTCAAGCAACACGTTGGGGCTTGGTCTTACTTCTACCAAAGAAAATCATGAGCGGCGATCACAATCTCCACGATTCCATCAAATGGAAATCCACGCAAACCGACAAGCAAACAAAAATCTTGAATTACCTAAAGAAACGCAAGACACCGGCGACGCTGAAACAGGTTTGCTTACAGGTCAGAATGGAAAAGAGGCCATGCGATCAAGCGCTCAGGCAGCTTGTAAACAAAGGATTCCTGAAAACATGGCTGTCGATGGATACGTTTGTAAAAGAGCGCTTGTACGAGTTTTCAACCGATAAAGTGGCAGAAAAACCGGTGATAAAACAGCCGCCAAAGTTTCACAAAAGCAGAGTCACCGTAGAACCGAAGTTTTATAACAACCCTTTTGGTATAGGACAATGACATGAAAATAGAAGCAAAGATGCAGGAACATGATTGGGTAAACGTTTACTACGCGCACGAAATTATGATCGTTCCGCACTACAGCAAAAAGAAAGTGTTTGTGCTTCCGGGTGGCCGTGAAGTCAAAGAACAGACGTTGATCGATAAAGGCTACAAGCCGGCAACTTCTTACTTGTGGCCGAGGCCGGCATGAACCGCGAGGACATCATCCGCATGGCGCGGGAGGCTGGATTGGTTTACGGGACTGACGAAAAGCCATTGCGCTCTGTAAAACGATTTGCCGCCCTTGTTGCCGAGAATGAAAGAAAAGTCTGGGTTGAAAAGAGACAGGTCGCGTGGCATGAAGGTTTTGATGCAGGGCGAAAAACAGCGCATCATATTTGTGCGTCGGTGGCTGAGCGGACACCGGATGAAACGGGTACGGCACATAAGATTGCTACCGCTATACGAGCAAGGATATGAAAGAGTATTTGGCCGGTAATGCAGTCTGGCGTACACCAGACGATGAAACGCCGCCGCGAGGGGTAAAGATGCTTTTACTTAACGCTGGTGGTGTTTGCGTAATCGGAACCTGGACAGACTGGGCTGTGGCATGGGCTCCGCTGCCCAAGGTTCCCGAGCATATAAAAACGATTCTTATGTCAAAGCATTTGAAAGGAATGTGATGATTTCAGAGATAAGACAAGACGAGGTAATTAGGATGGCAAAGATTGCCAAACTGCCAACCTACTTTAGGACAGGCGAACTGGTGAATCTAAAAGAGTTAGAGGATTTCGCTGAGCTTGTAAGGTTCAATGTAGGAGAGGCAAGGCTCAATCACTGTATTGAGCTTTTAGAGAAACGTGGTCATAAAGACGCAGCAGACTTACTTAGGGGCGAAGGATGATTCCATTTACTTTTCCAACGGCACGACGAACAGATCCGCTAACCTCACATATGGCGGCGATTGACGCAAGGTTTAAGGCTAGCAACCACAGACGAACTGCCCTGCTTGCTTTACTGGAGCACAATAACCTCACCGATTATGAGTTAGCAGAAAAAACCGGCTTACAGCAGAACAGCATCGGCAAGCGCAGGAAAGACTGTCAGGATGCGGGATTGGTAACTCACTACCGAGACGACGACGGGAACAAGGTAAAGAGACCCGCTCCGTCTGGAAGCAAGGCTTATGTGTGGATGCTTACTGATCGCGGCGAAGAGCTAGCAAAGCAAATTAAGAGGGAACTATGAACATTAACGACATGGCAAGGCAAGCATTCCTAAACTCGCTGACAGAAAACCTCAGCGACTTCGACAAACTTATGCTTCAGATGGACGAGCTGTGCGACATGGCTGAAGATCTAGCGGCACGAGCAAAACAGTTAGCCTACGAAGCAGAAGAGCAGCTTAGGAGGGCTCGCGGTGAGTGAATGGGAATCTGTAAAAGGTATCGTGGAGCCGTGGAGAAGGCTTACAGTCGAAGAAATGAAGTCTGTGGGTAGAAACCTACTTACAAAGCAAAACGAGGCTGAAATGCTCATATTTGCCACGAGAATTGAGGCGTACATCATGGCATTGAATTCGTCAAGAAGTGGGAGTAAACTCAAAAAGTGACTCCTTCCCCTGGTTGCCCTCTCCACGAGGGCTTTTTTTGGAGCGCTTATGCCAGTTCCTAACGATGCGATGGTTGCCGAGGCTAAGAAAGGTTTAGCTTGGCGAGAAGAATTTAGCCGTGGTGGAACGGCCATAGGCGTAGCGAGAGCCCGAGACATCATCAACAAAGCCGATCTTCCGCAACAAACAATCAGCCGAATGATTAGCTACTTTGCGAGGCACGAGGTTGATAAGCAGGGCGAGGGATGGTCTCCAGGCGAAGATGGTTACCCATCAGCAGGGCGAATAGCCTGGGCATTGTGGGGCGGCGATGCAGGAAAGAGTTGGGCGAATGCAAACAAAAAAGAGCAAGCGCAGCCGCAAGAAGTCTATACACCGGGCAGATTCATTATGTGTCTGCTTCACGCCGTAACTAACGCACACATACTTCATCTGCAAAGCCAAAGTTACGCCCAACACAAAGCGCTTGGCAGTTTCTACGAAGATCTGGGCGACTTAGTGGATTCCGTGGTTGAGCAATGGCAGGGTCTCAATGGCAAGCTAATGAATTACCCCATCGAGTACAGACCGCCAGAAAGTACGGCTAAGTCTGAGCTGGAGTACATGTTGGCTTATGTATCTGACTATAGAAGCTCAATGGGCGATGATTCGGCGATACAGAACGGCATCGACGAGATTGCAGCGCTTATGCAATCGACGCTTTATAAGCTGACGTTTCTTAAGTAATGCCGTATCGCAAGACAACAAAGGGATGGTTTTGGGGAAGTAAGGGACCATTCCCAACACTACAGAAAGCTCAGGCAGTAGCAAGAGCAGCATATGCTGGAGGTTATCGTGAGGATCGTGAAAGCACTGGAGCATTTAGCCAACGAAAAGGATTTCATCTTCCAGGCCGTGTTCAACCAAGATGATCTGCCCTACTCACTCTATTGTTTATTCAACGCGCTTATGGAGCGTGAACAGTTAGAGTCAATCACAAGGCATATGACTCGCAAAGAGTCAGATCTATTCTTAGACTTAGCCACATACTCATGCCACGAACGCCCAAGCAGACAACCTGTCGGGAGTTAGGCTGTACAAATCCCAAGGTCAACGGCTCGACGTTCTGCAACCAGCATGGCGGCGCAATATCTACAGACCGCAAGGCTTTCAATAAACTGTACGGTACTAAGCAATGGCAACAATTCAGGCAGATCCAACTGTCAAAGCATCCGATCTGCGCTAGATGCCAAAGCCTCGGAAAAATTACGCCAGCTCACCACGTTGACCACATCTTCCCGCACAGAATGAACAGAGATAAGTGGATGGGCAACCGCTTCCAGTCGCTCTGCGCTGAGTGCCACTCCATAAAGACAGGGCTTGAAAAGAAAGGCGAGGCGCACGATTATGTTGCGGGCGAGATACACTTGATTTCATAATGCGGAATGACTTAAAAATTGACGCGCGGGAGATGAGCAAGCGCGCCCCTAACTTTCTGCAAAAGGATTATTCCAATTGGGTAGCTTAAAAAACCAGGGAATTCCCCGCGTGGTCATGACTCGCGTGGGGGATCTTACCCCTTACGCAAGAAACGCAAGAACGCATTCAGACGAGCAGGTCGCGCAGATCGCTGCGTCGATAAAAGAGTTTGGTTGGACGAACCCGATCTTGGTTGATGGCGAGAAGGGTTTGATTGCCGGCCACGGAAGATTGGCTGCGGCTCGGAAACTTGGGATGGAAGAAGTTCCGGTGATAGAACTAACTCACCTTTCCGAGACTCAAAAGAAAGCGCTGATTCTTGCTGACAACAAACTAGCGCTGAATGCCGGATGGGATGCAGAGCTTTTGAACCTTGAGCTCGAAGAATTGGAGCTTGAGGGCGTAGATCTAAACCTAGTTGGTTTTGGCGAAGAGGAAAGAGACGCGCTAAGGCCGGAGGTTGTAAACGAAGGGCTTACAGACGAGGATGCCGTACCTGAGACACCAGAGGACCCTATTACCAAGCCTGGGGATATTTGGATACTAGGCAAGCACAGGCTTATGTGCGGTGATAGTACGAGCATAGATGCGGTGGATAAGCTCATGAACGGCGATCAGGTAGATTTTATGTTTACCAGTCCGCCTTACAACGCAGGAGATTCGGAAAAGTTATCTGGCAATACGCATACAACCGACAACAAATATGCAACATATAGAGATGACAAAACGCAAGATGATTATCTGGAATTTTTGTGTGGATTTACTAACGCATGGATGTGGGTAAGTAGTTGCATGGCGATAAACATTCAGCAATTAGCCGGCAATAAAATCGCTTTTATAGATTACCTTTCAACTTACAAGAATCATTTAATTGACATTGCCATTTGGGACAAAAAACATGGTGCGCCACAAATAGCAAAAAACGTTATGTCTAATAGGTTTGAATACATTGTTTTTTTAGGGCAAACAGAAAATCCATCAAGATCCATTCCGACGGCAGACTTTCAGGGGACAATTCAAAATGTCTACGAAGGTCATCCGAATAGAAATAATGAATTCGCAAACATTCATGCGGCGACATTTCCAGTTGATTTCCCCGAGTGGGCTATCAATTCATTCACAAAGAAAAATATGTTTATTGGAGATGCTTTTGGCGGAACTGGGACAACCTTAATTGCTTGCGAAAAAACAGGTCGCTCTTGTCGGATGATGGAACTAGACCCAAAATACTGCGATGTCATCGTTAAGCGATGGGAAGAATTTACCGGACAGAAAGCGAGGCTCGAAAATGCAGAGGAAATATCCACCTGAAGTTCATTTGGTACACGGCACAAAAGGCGAGAACACCGGCGTACCGCTTCCAGAAAAAATCAAGATCCGCGTACCGTTTGCAGAATGGGCGGACGATCCAACCCTCTTTAGCCGAGAGCGGTTTGTGCGCGAGACTGCGGATTATCTATACACCGTCTACGGTATCGGCTCCGATCAGGATCGCCACACGCTGATGATGCTTGCCGATCAAGTGCAGCTTTATATTGACGCTCGGAAAGAACAAGCAAAGCATCCGCTGGTGGTAAAGACTAACGGCGGCAAGACACATGCCCCTAACCCTTACATATCCCTTGCTAACAAAGCGATGGAAAACGCAGTCAAGCTGATGAACGAAATGGGGCTCACGCCTCGCTCGAGGCTAGCTGCAAACAAACTTGAGGATGGCAGCAAGATGGGCGAATTCCTTTCCGGTCCTAAATTCGGAACATGAGATTAGAAGATGGCATTACTTACGCGGCAGCGGTAGCGAAAGGCGAGATCAATGCTTGCCGAAACGTCCGTCTTGCTTGCCAGCGGTTTTTAAACCACCTCGAAAACAAAGAATGGGAATGGGTATTCGACCCTGGGCCAGTAAATCACTTCCTACAATTCACAAGTCTTTGCCGGCATGTAAAGGGTCAGTGGGCTAATCAGCCTGTAAACCTTGAGCCCTTTCAAATCCTCATCATCTGCGCGATCTACGGTTTCCGTCTCAAACGGGATCGGTCTAAGCGCATGGTGCAAGACGTAATCGTTTACATCCCGCGCAAAGCTGGAAAGTCAACGCTTACCGCTCTGATCGCGCTTTACGAGCTTGCCTTTGGCGATGCTGGCGCAGAGGTCTACACAGTCGCTACTAATCGAGATCAGGCAAGCATTGTTTTCACGACTGCTAAGGGATTTATCGAAACCCTTCCCCGAGAGGTCTCTGGTCTCTTCATTCCTGGCAAGTTCACGATAGTAAAGAACGGCGACTCTCAATCGGTGTTCAAAGCGCTCAGCAGGGATACCAAGCGTACGGGTGACGGGCTCAATCCGTCTTGCGCGATTATTGACGAGGCTTCGCAGATCATCGACAGGAATACGATTGAGGTCTTGCATTCTGGGATGGTAGCGCGAGCGAATCCGCTGCGGCTATATATAACCACTGCTTCTTTTACACGCGACACAAAGTTCTTTGAAGATCTCCAGGTGATGGAGCATATTCTTCACCAAGACGTTCCCGATAATCCGCGATGGTTTGGGCTTCTTTATTCGCTGGATGCTGGCGACGATTGGCGAGACCCGACGGTCTGGCATAAAGCCAATCCGATGCACAATATCTCGGTTTCGCACGATGCGATTGCCGCTCGATGCGAGGAAGCCAAGATCAAGCCGGCAGCGCTTAACGAGTTTCTCTGCAAGACATTAAACGTTTACGTTTCCGCCGAAACCGCGTGGGTAGATCGGTCACATTGGGATGAAGCCGTGGGTCTTACAGACCGTGAACCAGAGGCGGTATTTATCGGTTTTGACTTGGCAGCAACGCGAGATCTCAACGCGGTATGTACGCTCAAGCGTTACGCCGAGGATGATTACGAAGCCGAGTGGAAGTTCTTTCTTCCCGAGGATGGGTTTGATTTATTGCCAGCGCATTACCAGGATATTTTCCGACAGGCTATTAATTCGGGCATTTTGCATCTGACCGAAGGCAATGTTATGGACGACCGCGAGATTTCGGAGTATATTCTGGGACAAAGCCAGAAATACGACGTTCGTGAGGTTGGCTACGACGCATATAATGCGGCTGCGCTGGTTGCGCGACTATACGAAGCTGGGATGCCGGTTAAAAAAGTTGGGCAGGGTATGGCGGTACTTTCTAACCCTTCCAAACATGTAGAGCGGCTTATTTTAGGCCACAAAATCAAACACGATGGCAACCCGTTTTTAGGCCACCAATTGGGAAACTGCGAAGTGTTTGTAGATGTGCAGGGCAACATCAAGGTCAAGAAGGCCGGAGTTGACCGACACGCGAAGGTCGATGGGATCGTTGCCCTTATTATCGCCATGCACTGCTCTCTTGACAATCCGATGCCGTCTGAATCATACGGATTCAGGGTGTTTTAGGGCTAAAAATGGGCATATTCGACAAATTCCGCAAGAAACCAACCCAAAATGAGTCGAATTCGTTGTTCGGCAACACTGTTTTGGGTAATAACGTCATGCTCCGAGGTAAGGGGCAAGGCTACGGATCTAATCAGCTTCTCTATGTAACAACCTCCGCTGTCAACGAAGCTGGACGTTCGCTTGACATTACAACGCTTGCCAGAAACTCGACAGTCATGGCTTGCGTCGGAACCAAGGCCAGAGCGCTCGCACAATTGCCGGTAAAGATCATGTCTCGGCAAGCTGACGGTACTTTGGTCGATACGCAGACGGAACCTGGGGTTCCAGAGCGCGAAAAGAACCGCGCAAAGTCGATTCTTAACCTTCTTGCTCAGCCTAACAACTTCCAGAGTCAATACGAGTTTTGGTATCAGTTCACAATGTGGCATGAGCTGGCCGGTGAGACTTTTGTATTGCTCTGGAGAAAGAACGAAGCCGATCCTCAGCAGGTTCCGCTTGAAGTCTACGTTCTTGATTCGACGCTAATTGTTCCGCGTATCTCTGAGACGAGATACCCGTTTTACACGCTTACAAGCTCAAGTTACGGGTTTAACAAAGACGAACCGCTGCAATACTTTCAGGTTATGCACGTTAAGAGCGAACCTTGGCAGGGTTCTTCTTCGTTTAACCGTCTCCAGGCTGTCGAGCTCATTTCGCTAGATCAAGACATTGATCTTTACTCAAACTTCATCATGCTTAACGGCGCAAAGCCTTCTGGTTTGTTCCGTACTGAGCAAGTCATACCCGATTCCAAGTTCAAAGAGATCGCAGCGCGGTTAAAAGAAGCATGGACAAACATGCTCAACAGCCAGCCCTCAGACTTGAGCAAACCTGGGCAGTCGATGCTATTAGACCAAGGTATGATGTACGAAAGTATTAAGCCTTTGACGCTGCAAGACGTAGATGCGCGAGAGCTGAAGAAACAAACGATGGCGCGAATTGCTGGCTTGTTTGGTGTTCCGCCGGCGATGATCGGCGTGGGTGAGTCGAAGTACAACAATACGCAGACAATGCTCGACGAGTTTTATAAATCCACGATGATGCCGTTCATCACCAATATTGAGCAGAAGCTAAAGACAAGCCTTCTTGGTGGCTATCCCAATCTGTATGTGCAGTTTCAGACTCAGGATTTCCTGAAGGGCGCTCCGCTGGATCAAATGAACTATGTGGTGGCGGGGGTTAAGAATGGAATTCTCACGCCAAACGAAGCTAGAGACTATCTTGGGCTTGACAGCGTGGATGATGGTGATTCTCTGCTTGCTGCCGGTGGCGTTGATAAGCCTATTCCCGGCTCTTCGCCGCAGGATACTGGCGGTGGCGGCAATCTTAAGGTCATAGGTAAAACCGGGCGAGCTGGTAATGCTTAAGGATGTTTTGAAGCGGTTAAAGGAACAGGCCGACAAGAGAAAGCCGAAGCCTAAACCCGAAGATGGGAAAATGAAGGAAAAGGAACCGATACATGGCTAAGCACATTCAATTCTTCACTGAGGCAAAGGTTGAGCTTGGCCGTATGGCTGACGAGGCAACCGGCGAACCTACCGGCGAGATCGAAGCAACCCTGACAACCTGGGGCGCGAGAGAAGGCGCAGATGGTCGGCGTTTTTTCTACACACCAGCGGCGTTCGAGATGTGGCACGAAGGCTGGATGGAAGCCGGCAGACCGTTGCCGATGTACTTCCAGCACAGCTCAGACATGATGCCCGTGGGCGAATGGTCTAAGTTCGACATTACCGACGAAGGCATGACGGGAACCGGGAAACTTTTCCTGAATACCACGGCAGGATCGGATCTTTATACGATCATGAAGGAATCGCCTCGCATGGTTGGTGGTGTTTCTGTTGGCGCGTATGCTGACGAATATCAAATGGTCGATGAGAACGGCGAGCCAACAGACGATCCTGACAGCTTCTTTCAGATCATGAAAGGCGGATTGGCTGAGGTTTCGATTGTGATGAACCCCAACAATCCCAAAGCTGAAATCTCAAGACTTGAATACTGGATGGGGGATAAACCAAACCCCAGAACGATTGAAAAAGCACTGCGTGATGCTGGGCTTTCTCGAAAGGATGCAGCCGCTGCATCCGGCTTGTTGAAGTCGATCATAGAGCAGCGTGATGCTGCCGTGACAACTTCTCAACCCGCTAATCCGAGTGAGTCGGACGCAGCGGTGAAACTGCTTGAAGCACTCCAATACCGCGAGCTGCTGAAGGCAATCGCAACCCGATAAAGGAACTATCATGCTTGAAAAAGTCATTGAAAAACTGGACGCAATCGAAGCGTCTAACGCTGCAAAACTTGCTGAGACCGCCGAGGCTGTAAAGACTCAAGTTACCGAAGCTGTTCAGGCAGTTAAAGCAGAAACCGAGCAAAAACTTGCCGCTCTTGAGGCAAAAATTGCCGCTCCGTCAATCATTCGCCCGATCCACAAGACTGTTCGTGGCGAAGCAAACCGTCGCTTCCGCGATGTGCTCAAAGAGTACATGAAGGGCGGCAATCAAGTTGAGCGCGAAGTAAAGATCTTTGAATCAGTCGATCAGTTCGACGGGTACATTCGTGAAGCATCTGCGCTTACCGGTTCTGGTTACGACGTTGGTGGCCGTACCGCTTACGATCCCGTGTTTGCTGCTAAGCGTCTTGGCAATCCGATGATGGATCTTTCCCGCATTGTCGCAACCGACGGTTCTGCTTACCAGTTCCGCGTAAAGACCGGAAACGCTGGCGCTCAGTGGGGCTACACGGTTCAGAACAACGGCGCATCAACGACTGAAGCAACGTCGATTTGGCAGGTGATCCTCAAAGACTTGAATGCACAGTTCCCGATTCGTACTGCTGCGCTCGACGATATTGACGGTCTTGAGCCCAACGTTGTTGACGATATGCTGATGGAATTCCAACAGGCAATGGCAACATCGATGATCCAGAACAACGATCAATCGGGAACCGGAACCTCGGTATCGACGGGCGGAGCTGATGGTCTGCGCGGTTTGGATCAGTATGCGGGCGCAAATGCGACCTACACGGGCGGTACAGTTTCCACGGCTTCTTTCGGAACCTCGGGAACCGCAACGACCAACGGTTTGCATAGCCTTGCAACGTATGACCAGCTAACCACGAACGCAAACACTGTTGGTGCAAATAACATTGTCTATAAAGACGTTGTTAACTTCATCTACAGCTTGCCGCAGCAATACTGGACCCCGACTGCTCGCTTCATGATTAACCCAATCTTGTTGCAGGGCATCCGTGGTTTGGTTGACGATCAGAAGCGCCCAATCTACATCGACGGTTTGAGCCGTGACGATGGCATCGTTGGCAAGTTGCTTGGCTTTGACGTTGTGGTTAACAAGTACGTTGACAATCCTTCTCAGCCCACAACCGGCGCGGCAGGTACAACGTCTTATTACCCAATGTACTTTGCCGACTTCCAGCAGTTCCACACCATCGTTATGCGTCTAAGCATGGTTCTGCGTCGTTATGACCAGACGCTCCCAGGCTCGATCACGTTCTACGGCGAGACTCGCGCGGCAACTTCTGTGCGCGATCCTAACGCTGGTGTACGTTATCGCTCGACCGGCACTGCGGCTTAATTTAAGAGGGCGAAAGCCCTCTCCCTCTATGGAGAGACTATGAAACAAGTTATTTTAGAAGGGCTTAAGCAGGCTCTCCACGAGGGCAAAGCCACGGTGAACCTCGCTGAAGCCTCAGCCCTTACGGGCTCGGGCTCCGGCGTTGGTGGCCGGGTCTACAACGAAGATGTATTTGCAAGTCTGCGTTATTGGAACCCGTTCAGGGTTTACGCTAACCAGACGATGACCGCAGATTCGGATATTCAGTTCACGGTCAAGACTGGTAACGCTGCAAACAGCACAAACCCTTGGGGCTACACGGTAAACGCTAACAGCGGATCGCCCAACATTGCCACAAGCATTTGGCAGCTTCCGATGCGCGTTATCAGCGCTCAGATGCCTATTCGCGCGGCAGCGATGGATGACATCAACGGATTAGATGCAGCTTTAGCCGAAGATCTTGCGATGGAATTTAGCCAGATCGAAGCCGCGTCAATGGCAATTAATAACGATCAGGCAGGATCAACCACCACAAGCACAGGCGCAACTAATGGTCTGCGCGGTCTTAAGATGTACGCAGGAACCGCTGGATCTACGGCGGCTTACGGTAGCTCGGGAACGGCTATTACTAATGGTATTCACACGCTCAACACGGTCGGCTATACGCATAGCGGCGGCATTGAGTGGGAAAGCCTTGTTGACGTTGCTAACGCTCTTCCAGGTCAGTTTTGGAGAATGCCTGGGACCGCGTGGATGATGCACCCAACGGCATTACAGACTCTGCGTGAATACACCCATGCAAGTAATTCCTACGCGTTGGTTGAGACTGGCGAAAAAGACGAAGGCCCAGGTGTCAACATCATGGGCTGGCCGGTTATTGTGAATCCGTACTTAGATGCTCCTGCAATTGGGGCTTCTCCCATTTACCTAGCCAACTGGCCTCGGTTTATGTGGATCGTTGACCATTCAGAAATGACGCTGCAACGCATGGAACAAACGCAGCCTGGGACAATCACGATCTACGCTGAAAAGCGTTTGGTCTCGACTGTACGTGATGTAACCGCTGGTGTCCGCTTGATCGGGGCTTGATATGCCAAGTCAGCTACAGGGTAATTTCGGAGCGGGTTCGCGTAACCCGTTCAACTATTCGAAAGTCATTCAGAGTAACCGAGACCCGGTTACGCAATGGCTTACGCTTGACGAAATCACCAATCAGCTCAATTTGTTTGCGGATGAATCTCAAGACGAGTTTTTATCTCAGCTTGAGCTGGCAGCTCGGATGGCAATTGAGGATTATTTAGGTGTTCCAATCTTCAATGTAACGTATCAGGCTTCGTACTTGATCTCGGGTTTGATGGCAGCTCCGGTTTCGCTAGATCTCCCCGAGGTCTCGCAAAATGGCGTAACGATCAACTGGGTCAAGTATTACAACGACCTAAACCCTCCGGTTCTCACGACGATTGCAAGCAACCAGTATTACTACGACCCGACGGGAAACAAGTTAGTTCTTTTCGAGGTTCCTAATAACGTCAACACCTACATGACCGCTCCGATGCTTTGCCAGTACACACTACAAGGCAGCGTCATTGGTCAGTATCCCGTGGTTAAGCAAGCGGGGCTGATGTTGCTCACGCATTTCTACAATAACCGGTCTGCCATCTCTGAGGCTAAGCAGTATCAGCTTCCCTGGGCGATTGACCAGTTGTTGCGACCATACAAGACTTTGGTGATGTGATGGTTTTACGCGTCGACCAAATCACCATCAACAATCTGACGTTTGGGCTTACCAATCTTGGCGAGCAGACAACGACAGAGACCGCATGGTTTCAGACGCGAGCAAAAACCAAGTCTGTGCATAACCGCATTCGGACGCTTGAGAAGTTTCGTCAGTACGACAACATGATTGAGTTCACGGTGAATTACACGCCCAACATGCGTACGATTTCCGATGCTCAAGAGGCTTACAGCATTTCCTTCCGCGATAAATCATGGCGGATCGCTGAGGTTTACGAGCATGACGATAGGCAGTGGGTAACGTTTACTTGTTACCGTAACGAACCAACGGTTGCAGTCTGATGGGCCAAAATTCAGCCGTTACCTATGCTCAAGCGATACAGGCGCAGCTAACCTCGGTTTGTACGCCCACGCCAGTTTATGCTGTGTTTAACCGCAACTTCGCAACCGAGCCGACTTTTGTTACTTGGCAACTTAGAGATGTTCATCAGCCGGTTTATACAGGTCCGCAGTCGGTTAAGGGTATAGATCGACCTGTCTTTCAAGCGACAGTCTTTGCTCAGCAAATGGCAAATTGTTACTCGAAGGCTCAGCAGATTGTCGACGCGCTCCACGGCTATCAGGGAACATTTGGCGGCTTATTTTTTGTGGCGAAAGTAGACGTTGATTGGCTTTTCCACACATACGATAATGACAGCAAGCTACACCAGATTGTTTTGGATTCAACTTTGGACATTCCTTCGTGAGGTGAAAAATGGCTCTCCCTAATAAAGTTTTACCCGGCTTTTCAGCCTCTCTATACTGCCAGCCGGGGGCTGCTCCAACTCCTTTAACGACTGCCAACCTTAGCGTTTACGCGTCGGTTTCGGCTATTGCAGTTTCTGCTCAGCTTGTACCCGTTGAAGCAATTCCTGCTTTTGGTCAAGATGATGCGGTCGCTAACTTTTCGGTTGCTGGTTCGCGTCAGTCTGACAAGATCCCGGTTCAGTCTGCGCCAACTTCCATGACTGTCGTGGCCGCATGGAACCCATCAGACACAAACCTTCTTTTGCTCCGAGCAGATGCTTACAACGGTACGATTGACCGGACTTTTGTAATTGCCGCCACAGACGGAACCAATTACGTCTATTACGCCTTCAATGGCCGTGTATCGCAGTGGACGATTGACCCCGCTCCTGGCGCAGAAGCTCAGGTTACTTTTACGATTCATCCGCGAGGCAATCAATATGGCTGGTCAAACAACACTTGATGAATTAGTGGCGCTGATGGCGGAATTCAGGGGCGACCTTCATGCAATGGCAAAAGGGCATCCCTTTACCTTACAAGAGGTGGATGCCGCCCTACAGGAAGCCAGCCCCGGCGGGGCCGAAGCAGTCTGTCTATCTGTGCTAAGAGCTCATGCAAAGAGCGAGTGACGATCTGCTGGCTTACTTAGTCACGCAAGCCCAAACTGGTTCTAAAAACTGGTTTGGGTATCCTCAACAAAGGCTCATCAACATTAGTCTTTGCCACAAGATTGCAGAGAATCATGCGCCAGATATGACACCAGACGAAGTTGTAAATTATGTGATTCGTCTTAACGATCTGATCTTCAAAAAGATCGTGACCAATGGGAAAGATTGAGGTTAAGGGTTTCCGAGAATTTGAGGATTCGCTTTTAGAATTAGCTCAAGAGTTCGGCACGACCAAAGCCCGTCGGTCTTTACTTCCTGGCCTCAAATCTGCGATGGAGCCCGTAAAAGCGGCGATCCGAGCAAGAGTTCCTGTCGATACTGGAAAGCTGCAACTCAAGGTTCGCAACGGCGCAAAGGTTGCAACGCGCAAAGACAAATCTAAAAAGTATCTTAGCCGCGATACAGTTGCTTTCGGGTTTGTCGACGTTGGTGTTGGTTATAAAGATGCTAAAGGTGAGTACAGGCCAGCAGCAGAGGCTATAGAATTCGGTACGGCAGAGGTTCCTGCTAGACCGTTCATCCGAAACAGTTTTCAATCAATGGCAAGCTCCGCTCTTGATCGGTTAGCGTCTCTCATGAGCGCTCACATGGATCTCTGGGCGGCAAAACAACGAGCAAAGGTTAGAAAATGAGATTACAAGACAAGTTTGGTTCTTCGTTCCAAAGACAGAAATACGCAGACATTGATTTCGCTGGTCATGCGCTAAAGGTCTATCTTCCCACCAGGAAGGAAATGCTTGAGCTTGAGGGCAAAATCAAAAACCCTCCTGATGCTCTGTTAGAACAGGAATACACAAAGCTAGTCGATACGTTTGAGAAGCTCTACAAGATCAATAAAACTGTAGAGGTTGAGCGTAAAGACGATGACATTGTGGTCGAGGGCCGAAGCCTAAAAGAAGCATCACGGTTTAAGGCCCAAGAGATCATGCGCGAAATTGCGCTTATAAATTTAGTCGGTTTTGAGGAAGGGCAAGAGCTTTTTGCGCTTTCCTATGAAGATATTTCTGAAGCCTTCTCTCCAGCGCAGATTAAGCATCTAACTGAGTTGATCGAAAAGGCAGTAAACCCAGACTATAAGGAAGTCGAAAAAAACTGAAGCGGTCACTATATCGGCAAATCCGGGCGGCAATGATCTTTAACGGTCAGTCTCCCGAGGTCATTGAAAGCCTTGATGTAGTGACCACGCGAGAGTTAGAATTGATGTACCGCGATGGCATGATTGGCGCGAGACAAAACTTAATGTTGATCTCGCATTTGATGGCAATTGTTTACAACGCGTTGTCTAAAAACCCAATCAAGAGCCGTGAGTTTTTCCCGCACCTGGAGGAGTATTTCGTCCCTCCAAACTACATGACAAGACAAGAGCGAGACTTCCTGGCGTTTACAAGTCTGCCGGGGTTCAAGTCAGAGTTTTTAGACATCTTAGGGGGAAACAATGGCCGGTAAGCTAATCGCAGCCCTACAAGTCGCGCTAGGTCTTGAGAGCGCAAAGTTCGTTCAAGAGATCGACAGGGCCAAAGCCAAAACCCGCGAAATGAAAGTCAGTGTCGATGTTCTCGGCACTGCCATGGGCGCTTTGCGCCAGCCTATGTTGCTTGCCGCTGCCGCTGCGGGAGCGTTTGCCACTTCGTTTTTCAAAGCTGCGGATGCGGTTAACGACTTCGCTGAGGGTTCGGGTTTAGCGATTGAGGAAGTCTTAGCTTTACAAAGCGCGATGGTTCAATCGGGAAAAGAAGCCGATAACGCCGCGCAGATGTGGGATCGGTTCTCGGTAACGCTTGGTGCTGCCGCTGATGGTCAAAAAGAGCAGGCCGATCTGTTTAAAGAATTGGGCGTAAGTATTGCCGACGCTGGTGGTTTGTTAAGACCAGAGATTGACATCTTCCGAGACCTAACGTCGGTTCTTTCTGGCATGAGCGCAGGCGCGGAACGCGCTCGATTACAAGTGCAGCTTTTTGGAAAACAGTTTGGCAATCTTGATATAACTAAGATTGACCAGCTTTCAAGAAACACCGATAAGTTCTCTGGCGAAGCAAAGAAGGGTGTATTGGCTATCGGTGAGATAGGCGACGCTATCGACCAGATGACTGAGAAGGCAAAGATCGGCTTTCTAACGCTGATGGGTAAAGCGCGTGACGCGTACATGGGCGTTAAAAAGTTCCTCGGATTTGGCGAAGAGGAGCCCGCGGTTCCTGCTCCGGTGGTTGGTGTCACGCAGGGCGGCAGGCAGTCAGGAACAAGGGTAAAGGCTGTAAAAGACTCGGGCGCTGATTCTGCTGCGAAAGCACTTAAGACTTATCTCGAAGGCTTAGACGCGCAGATTCTTAAGCTAAAAGAAGGCGAAGAAGCGGCGTTGCGGTTCGAGGCTGCAAAGCAAGGTGGCCCTGCTGGTCTTGCAAAGATGGAAGAGATTATCCGTCTGCGCCGCGAGGAGGCAGAGCAACAAGAAGAGATGATGAGGCTTACAAAAGAAGCCAATCAAGAGCTGGCCGCGATGGAAGATCTCCGCAAGATGCGCCAAGACCAGATCGTTAAAGATTACGAGCGCGAAGTTGAGATCGAAAAAGAGCGTATGCAAGTCATGCTTGATCTTAGCCAGCAAGCAGAAGTCACTGCAAACAAAGAACTAGAGGCAATGGATCTGACGAAAAAAGCAAGCGAGGAACAACTAGAGCTTTTGGAAGATATTAGAGACGGGTTCAAATCAGTTGGCTCAACGATTGTCGAGGCTTTTATGTCTGGCAAGTCTGCCGCGCAGGCATTCAAGTCAGCCCTTTCCTCTTTACTGCAAAAGCTAGCTTCTCGCTCGCTGGATAAGTTTCTAGACACAATTTTTAAATCGGATATGAAGGGCGCTCCCTCATTGTTTGAAAACTTTATGTCTAACGTTCCCGTTCTTGGTGGTCTCTTTGGTAAGCGAGCCGGCGGCGGTCCGGTTAACTCTGGAGCTCCGTATCTTGTAGGGGAAAGAGGGCCGGAACTATTTGTTCCAAGCATGGCCGGTCAGGTTGTTCCGTCTTACGCAATGAGCGGAACATCGACAGTCAATAACTACAACATACAAGCAATCGACGTTAAGTCTTTCGAGGAAAGAATCATGGGCAGCAATCGAGCGGTCTGGGCGGCTAACTCCTACGCCCAGAAATCGCTCTCACCGCGAGGCAGAGCATGAGCTTCCAAACCATTTTAGACATCAGCCAAACAATCACGGTTAACAACCGGCGGATGGTTGGGCAGCAATACTCAAGATCAGGGCAAGTAAGAACGGCGCTTTACGTTACATCCGTTCCTTGGGTATTCACAGTTAAGCCACATTCGTTTCTTTACTATCCCCAGGTTCGAGATGTAATCCAGACCATCGACAACCTTGACCGGCAAACAGCGGCAACGATTACGTTTAGCTCCACAAACCTTCAATGGTTTACCGCTTACCAAGGGCAGCTTAGCGGAGCTCAGGCCGCAGCGCTTACGCTTGCCTCATTACCGGCTGGCAACGCCACACAGATCGCTATAGGTAATCTTCCGGCGGTCAGTAGCGGAACTATTGTGTTTAAGGCTGGCGACTTCATACAGCTTGGCAGTTACCCCTACAAAATTACGACTCAAGTTTTAAGGGGTTCGGGTTCGACTGTTAATGCAACGCTTCATCGACCAATTATTGGAACGCCAACAGTTGGAACGCTTACTGCGGTCGGATCTGCTTGCACGTTCTCAGTAGTCGCTGAAGTTTGTCCAACGTATACGTTAAGACCTATGACTAACGGAGCCTTTGTTGACTGGGACGCTGATTTTGTCTTTAGGGAGAATGTGCAATGAGTACCCCTATGGCAGCGCTTAGTAGCGCAAGCATTACCCACGGCGAATTTGTCAGACTCACGACCTCTACGGCAACTTACACATTTTGCAATGCAGCGGCTCCAGTGGTTGCCGATGGTATTTCTTTCACTGGATTAGGCAGCCTTCTTTCTGTTGGCGCAGTCAATCGAGAAATTAAAGCAACTTCGATTGATATGATTATTGGATTGATTGGCATAGACCCAACAAATGTTTTTTTAGTTTTGGGATCTAACATCAAAGGCTCAACAGTAGAAGTTTGGCGCGGATTTTTTGACTCCAACTATCAGATCATTACAAGCCCGTCTACACAGTTCTTCAAACGCTATCAGGGCATCGTATCCAACATTTCAATCACTGAAGATTGGAACGACAACATTCGAAGCCGTACCGCTACCGCGTCAATTTCTTGCACTTCTTTTCGGGCGGTCTTGGAAAGCAGGATTGCAGGCATCAAAACCAATCTTTCGACATGGCAACAGCGATACGCATCAGATACAAGCATGAGTCGGGTGGCTGCAATCTCTGGGCAATATTTTGACTTTGGAGCGCCGCCGAAATCAGGCTCGCAGTCAGATCCGGGAACCGTTCAACCAGCACAAGCAGACATTAACGATATAAGCCAAGCAGGATGAGATACGCCACAAAATACGACATGCCTCATTTGATTGACATGATGAAGGCATACGCAGACGAAGCAGGTATAGAAACACTAAAGCAAAACCAGAATGAGGGGCATGTAAAAACGCTCTTTTACGAGATGATAAAAGGCCGGGGTTTTGTTCTGATAGATGATCAGTTTCGAGGGTTCTTGGCAGCTTATGTAACAAGAAACCTTTGGAACAGTTCGGTCAAAGAGCTTCACGAGGTGGCGTGGTGGGTTGTCCCAGAATTTAGAGATACATTTGTTGGCGGGAAATTGTGGTTGAGATTTAACAAGCTCGCGCAAGACATGCTAGATCAAAAGCGGGTTCAAATTGTTTGCACAAGCCTAATGCCTAATTCGCCCAATATTGATTACACAAGATACAAGTTTAAGCCCATGCAAGCGACGTTCTTTCGAGAGTAGATCATGCCAGCATCAATTATTCTTCAGGCTATAGGCGTAACGCTAACTGGATTGCCGTTAGCTGCCGCGACGTTTGCGATTAACTTTGCGGTTTCTTATGTTGTTACTCGGGCATTCGGATCTAAGCCGCCGCAGTCTCAAGACACAGGCGCGAGGCAACAGGTTCCGCCAGCCAGCAACAACTCAATTCCCGTGGTGTACGGCGACGCATGGTTGGGCGGTACGTTTGTTGATGCGGTTCTGTCTACCGATCAAAAAACGATGTATTACGTCATGGCGATCTCTTCCATTTCGTCTGATGCTTCTGCAACATTCTCATATGACCGCACCAAGTTTTACTATGGCGACCGTTTGGTTAATTTTGACGCAACAGATCAAACAAAAGTTATATCGCTTACAGATGGCGATGGGAATGTAGATACAAAGATAAACGGCAATCTTTACATCAGCCTTTATACGTCTACCAATGCTGGCGTTATAACTTCAATCAACGGAACTGCTCCCAACGTGACAATGGGCGGCGCGGATATTCCTGTTGCTTTACGCTGGCCGGCATCTGGCCGACAGATGAATGGGTTGGCGTTTGCGATTGTCAAGTTGGTTTACAACGCTGACGCGGGAACGACAGGGCTTCAGCCAATTACGTTTTATTGCAAGCATTACCCCAAGGGCGGAACGGTAGCAAAGCCTGGGGATGTTTGGTACGACTACATGACCGATACGCGGTACGGCGCTGGCATGACGGGATTGGTTGATTCTGCAAGCGCAACCGCTCTTAATACCTACTCCGATCAGACAATTACCTACACGCCAGCGGGAGGCGGTTCTTCCACTCAGGCTCGATACAGAATCAACGGCGTAATTGATACGGGCAAACCCGTTCTTGATAACGTCGAGAAGATGCTAGAGTGTTGTGACTCTTGGATGGCATACAACGCGGCATCCGGTCTCTGGTCGGTGGTTATCAATAAAGCAGAGACCTCTTCATTTTCTTTCAACGATACAAATCTTATCGGTGAAATCAGAGTCTCTGCTGTAGACATCAATCAGCAGATCAACCAGATTCAGATTGAGTTTCCTTCTAAGCTAAACCGAGACCAACCTGATCTGGTTTACATGGAAACACCGGCGGGGCTTTTGTATCCAAACGAGCCTCCAAATAGACAGACCACGACGCTAGAGTTTACGAATGACTCTGTACAGGCTCAATACTTAGGAAACCGAAGGCTAGAGCAAGCGCGAGAAGATCTGATTGTTACGATTACTTCTTCGTATCCTGGCATCCAAGTTGATGCTGGGGATGTAGTTGACATCACCAATGCAGACTACGGATGGACAAACAAACTTTTCCGCGTCATGAAAGTCTCGGAGGCAACCGTTGATGATGGGAACCTTGGCGCAACGCTAGAGCTTTCAGAGTACAACGCACAGGTTTACGACGACGCAAATATCACCGCGTTCACCGCTGCGCCTAATTCGTCGCTTCCTTCTCCTAATTACTTCTCAAGCCTTAATGCTCCAGTTATTGGAGACATAAACCCTAGCGTCGCACCTCCAACATTCTCGGCTACTTGCACGATGCCAGCAGTTGGCAGGGTTACAAAAATAACACTGTTCTATACATCATCTGCCACGCCTTCCGCGACGGATTGGAAAACATGGGGCACATCTATTCTTTCTAATGGTGCGACATTTGGCAATAGCACGAGCTTTAAGTTCGACAGTATTAGCTTGGCTTCTGATAACTGGTACTTTGCTTTCTCTGTAGAGAATGATTCTGCCAAGAGCTCGCTATCTGCGACGAGCGCGGTCTTGAATTGGCTACCCACAACACCGGTCGGACCTACAGGGCCAACCGGAACGGGCGGGCCTACAGGGGCGCAGGGCCCTACAGGGGATCAGGGGCCTACGGGAAATCAGGGCGCGACGGGGCCTACAGGGGCTTCTGTAACAGGTCCGACGGGAAGCACGGGCTTGATAGGGATTGCATTTTTAAATGCCTACTTAGTCCAGGCACAAACGGCAGCCGCACCAACATTTACAACACCAACAACTGGTTCGGCTGTTCCTGCTGGATGGTCAGCAACTACTCCAGCGGTGGCTATCGGTCAGGTTCTCTGGTATATCCAAGGTCGCTATAACGCGAACGCTGTAACGGTTGATGGAGTTCCTGCTAACTCGACCGCATGGACGGGGCCAATCGCTGCGTCAATCTTCCAGAGTATTAGGTCCGATAACTACAACGGGCCGACTCCTCCGACAACATCAAACTTTGGAACGGCTGGTTGGTATCTCGATCAACCCTCTGGCAACCTCTACGCAAATGCCGCGTATTTGCGCGGCGAGCTGGTAACGGGTGTTAGCGGAGCTCAGCGGGTCGAGATCAATAAAGGTGTTTCAAATAAAGTCGCGGTCTACAACTCAAGCAATACATTGCTTGCAACGTTTGGAGGAACCGGAACAAGTACCGATGCGTTGTTGATTCTTAATCCGGTTTTGACGGGAACGACTGCTGTAGGCGCAAATGCTGAAATTCCAAACGTAACCGGTTTATCAAACAGCGCTTATGGGTTTTATGCAAAAACAGTTGATTCTTCCATAGAAGGAACCCTTGGTGGCTGGGTAGGTACAGGTTCAACAAATATAAGAGCGGGTGCAAGCGGAACGCGTGATTACGGTTCGGGTGTTGTTAGTGGCTTTTTAGGCTATCAAGACGGATCTTATTCGGCGGCGGTTCGTGGGTATAACACTTCTGGCGGTACAGAAGTCTCTATCGCTGACTCATCTGGCTATGCAATCAATGTCAGAAGCGGTTCAATCCGATACGGGTCTTACACGTTCCCGGCTTTTAACGGAAATGCCTCGCAATTTTTAACTGGTAATGCGACGTTCGCAGCTTTGACAGCAAGCGATATACCTAATCTTCCTGGTAGCAAAATCACAAGCGGATTGATTTCGGAAACGTACGTTACAGGTTTCAAGAACGGATCTACAAGCGTAGTCGGGTTTGCTGGAACGGGTTCGACAGCAACACTTCAAACACATATTGGGTCAGAGAGTACAAACCTTACGACGGGGAACATGGTTTTTTACACTCTGTCGGGCAGTACTTATGCCGGCGTGTATATCAATCAAAGAGGGTCGACGGCCACTTGGTCAACCTTTACTTCTGATGCTCGGATGAAGGATGTATTGGGCGAGATTCCTGTGCCTAATGCGCTAGAAGCAATAAAGGCTATCGGTAAACCGGTCATTTGGAAATGGAAGCACGAAGAATCAAATCCAGTTTGGGGCTATACAGCGCAGCAAGTTGGGCAAGGCTTGCCTTCAGCCCTGATTGAGTCACCGCTATTACCAAACGGCGAATATCAAAAAGTCCCAGGAACAGAAGACCGAGTTCTTACTTTTGACAATACAAAATTTCAAATGTTGAAAGACATAGCCATTTGGGAACTTATTAACAAGGTTGAGGCTTTAGAGGCAAGAATTGCCGCTTTGGAGGCAAAATGATCTGGTCAGTCACAAAACTGGAAGTCACAACCTACGAAGGTTTGGCAGATGTTGTTATCTCGGTCGGTTGGTCAGTGACGGATACTCAGCAAGGCGTTACCGAGACGTTTACTGGCGTTACGCTAGTTGAGCCTCCAGGCGATAATTTCACACCTTACGATCAGCTTACAGAAGCTCAGGTTTTAGAATGGGTTTTTAAGAAGGTGAGCCAAGCAGGAACGGAAGCTATAGTTACTCAGCGCATACAAGACAAGATTTCTCCGGCGGTCGATCCGCCGCTACCTTGGAACAAGACATGAAAATTTGCGTTTACGCAATCGCAAAAAACGAAGAGCAATTTGTAAAAAGATTCTGTGATTCAGCAAAAGATGCTGATCTCATTTTGATTGCTGATACAGGGTCAACGGATAGCACTGCAAGCGTTGCTAGAGAGTGCGGAGCAACCGTTTACGATATATCGGTCAAGCCTTGGCGCTTTGATATGGCGCGAGACGCGGCGCTGTGTCTTATTCCTGGCGATTACGATGTTTGTGTGTCACTAGACTTAGACGAAGTTTTAGAACCGGGCTGGCGCGAAGAAATTGAGCGTGTATGGAAACCCGAGACAACTAGACTTAGGTATAAGTTTAACTGGGGCCATAACATTGTTTTTTACTACGAAAAGATCCATCATCGAGCTGGCTACCGCTGGCATCATGCGGTCCATGAATACCCAAGGGCTGATTTGCGAATCAAAGAAGTCTACGCACACACCGACAAACTCTTAGTTTCGCACCATCCAGACTCGACAAAAAGCCGTGGGCAGTATTTAGATCTTCTTAGAATGGCAGTGAAAGAAGATCCGCGGTGTCCAAGAAACGCGTTTTACTTTGCGCGTGAGCTGACGTTCTACAAGCTATGGGATGAAGCAATAACAGCTCTAAATGCTTATCTCAACATGCCAGAAGCGACATGGCAAAACGAGCGATGCTATGCCATGCGTCTTTTAGGTAAGGCTTACGACGAGAAGCTGGAATATTGGCAAGCGCTGAAGTGGTTTAGAACGGCTATAGCTGAAGCTCCAGGAACAAGGGAGCCGTGGGTAGATTTCGCTATGTCTGCATACCGAAAGCATATGTGGAAAGAATGCTTTCACGCGTCTACAATGGCGCTAGAGATCAAAGATAGAGAGTTGGTTTACACCTGCGACCCCGAGGTATGGGGATCTAAGCCTTATGATTTAGCAGCAATCTCTGCTCACAATCTTGGGCTTAAAGACGAAGCAATACGTTATGGGCAAATAGCTTGTGACTTGTCGCCAGAAGATGAAAGGCTAAAAAACAATCTAGCTTTTTACAAAGAAGCAATGGTAGAATCATAAAAAGACACGATAGCCATACGTTCTGCCGAGAGTGCTTAGCGAACGTCAATTTACCGAGTGAGGGAACATGGCCGTCTTTAACAAGAACACGCTTACGCAGGTTAGCGGGTTCGATAATCAAATTATTGCCGGTGAGCTGGTCTTCAACCAAAAGACTTACTGGAACTTAACGCTTAATAATTCCGATGGTACGCCACGCAATCTCACGGGCGCGACCATTACTAGCCAAATTATCCGTCGCCAGCTTTCAAACGTCAGAGACTCTCGATATGGGCTCACGTTTGACATAGCCGATTATTCGCCGCCGCCCTCTCCGATAAGTCTTACGATTGCAAATCAAAATCTTTCTGGCGGATCGTTTACTTTAGTAATTGACGAATCCGCGTGGTCTGTCGTTTCCACGGACACACAGTTAGATATAAACGCTTCTAATCCAGTCGGTTTCTCTGGAAACATTACGGTTGCCATTCCCGCAAGCGGTTCAACGCCAGCGCAAGACTTAATCATCTTCTTGCTGTTCTTGGTGAGATCGAATGGAGTAACGAATTGACTACGACAGTAACAGGCGCAAATCAGATTACACTGGTCTTGGACCAAGGCGTAATTGGCCCCACGGGACCAGCGGGTCCATCAGGTGGGCCTACAGGCCCAACGGGTCCGGCAGGGGGTGTTGGTAGTGTGAGCTGGACAGGGGGCATTGTTTCGATTGCGAACCCTACGACAAGCCCAGTATTTTCAGTGGCGGGAACTACCGGTGGTATGCCTTACTTTGTTTCGGGGACTGAGTGGGCATCATCTGGAGCGCTAGGCACGAACGTTTTAACGGCGCTGCAAGTCAATTTGAACGCCACGGGCGGAATAGTAACCAGTGATGGAGCCGCGACGCTGACAAGCAAACGCATTGATCCGCGAGTCAATAGTGTTGCTACAGCAAGCACTCTTACGCCTTCGATAGCAGACTATGACCAATATGTCATTACCGCGCTGGCATCAGGTCTGTCTATTTTGGCTCCGACAGGATCGCCGCAAAACGGCGACAAATTGATCTTCAGAATTCTCGACGATGGAACACCTAGAGCATTGACTTGGAATTCTGTGTATCGAGAAATAAGCACTTTGCTGCCAGCGGCAACGATTGCCAACAAAGTGATTTATGTGGGCTGCATCTACAATAGTAATAGTTCTTATTGGGATGTTATCGCCGTTGCTATTCAAACTTGAGGAATTATCATGGAAATTGCAAAATCTGTTGACATTGTTTCTAGCGACTTGATTTGCCGCTCGCAGTATGGAGAGGGCTTAGTTGCGATGGGTAAATATTTTGTCGAGTGTTTTGACAAAGATGGCAATCTAAAGTGGGCTGATGAGGCTCCTAATCTTGTTGTAAACACGGGCCTTCAGTACATGGCCGGAACGTCTTTAGACGGTGCAACTGCCAGGATCACCGCTTGGTATGTTGGCCTGATTACGGGTCCAGGCAGCGGTACAACGTTTGCAGCGGGCGATACGCTTGCTTCTCATGCAGGATGGACTGAGAGCACTGCTTACTCAGGCACTCGACCAGCGGCAACGTTTGCAGCGGCAACAACGGCTAATCCTTCTGTCGTCACTAACTCTGCTTCTAAAGCATCGTTCAGTATCAACGCGACTGCAACCATTGCCGGTGCATTTTTGTGTAGCGTGGCTTCTGGTACGTCTGGCACATTGTTCTCTGCTGCTGACTTTACCGGCGGTGATCGCTCTGTAGCGAACGGCGACACTTTGCAAGTCACCTACACATTCAGCTTAGCGGCGGCATAACATGGCTTTCGTTCTTGCTGATCGAGTTCAAGAAACGACCGCAACAACCGGCACAGGGACCATCACCCTTGCCGGTGCTGCCACAGGTTTTCAATCATTTTCTGTGATTGGTAACGGTAATACGACTTTCTACACCATTGCAGATCAATCTGGGTCGAATTGGGAAGTCGGAATTGGAACGTACACATCAGCCGGGACAACGCTAAGCCGAAACACAGTGCTTTCGTCTAGCAACTCAGGAAGTCTAGTTAATTTTGGCGCTGGGACTAAAAATGTGTTCGTGACTTATCCGGCAGGAAAAGCGGTTTATGGTGTGAATGGCGTTACTGCCGCAATGATTTGGGGATAAACATGGCTGCGCCTAATTTACTTTCACCGACAACTATTACGGGTAAGACCGTCACGGTCAATTTGACAACAACAAGCGCGACATCTGTGCTTAGCAATGCTGCAAGCTCTGGTAAAGCATTAAAGATCAATTCTCTTTACGTTGCTAACACCACGGCTTCCGCTGCGAACATCACAATCAATCAGTATTCAGCAGCGGCGTTGGGCGGTACGGCGTTTCCGATTGCGTCAACAATTGCTGTTCCTGGAAACGCTACGTTAGTAGTGATTGACAAAGACGCTTATGTCTACTTAGAAGAAAACACGAGCTTAGGAGCGACTGCTGGAACGTCTAGCGCGTTACAGATTGTTTGTTCTTACGAAGATATTTCTTAGGAGCCGACATGCCCAGAGGTAACGGCGGGGTTATAGGCCCAGCAAATATTCCGACAACCGCATCTGCAAAGGGCGTTTGGTCACTTGTAGAGCAGATGATTGCCAAAAGTCAGGGCATCTGGCCTCCCTCTGTTTTGCCCGACCCTTATTTCGACTACACCACGCTATTGCTCCCAGGCAACGGAACCAACGGCGCACAAAACAACACGTTCTTAGATAGCTCTACCAATAACTTCACCATCACCCGTAACGGCAATACGACACAAGGTACGTTCTCACCGTTCTCGCAGACGGGGTGGGGGAATTATTTTGATGGGAGTGCGGATTATTGCAGAATTGCCTCAGCTCAAACTGGGCTTCAGTTTGGAACTGGAGACTTTACCGTTGAAGGATGGGTTTTCTCTACAAACGGAACGGGAACCTATCAACACGTTTTAACTGGTGGAACATCTTGGGCGAGTGGTAGCGGAGGGATTTTTTGGTATTACAACAGCGGCTCCCCTCAGATTGGAGCTGCGTGGAATCAAGTAGCTACCAATCCTGCCCTTAACTCTGGGACGTTAGCTACAAATACATGGCATCATTTTGCTGTTGTTCGCAGCGTGAACACATTAACTTTATATGTTAATGGCACATCCGTTGATACGCTTGATGTAACTGGAATTAGTCTTGCAGTTAATAACCAAAGCCAAACAAATATTGGAGGCGGTGGTTGGGATCAAGATTACGCTGGATACTTGAGCAATCTGCGAGTAGTAAAAGGCACAGCCGTCTACACCAGCAACTTCACACCACCAACCGCCCCACTCACTGCTATCTCTGGCACAAGTCTCCTGACCTGCCAATCCAACCGCTTCGTAGACAACAGCGCATCACCGCTAACCATCACAGTCAACGGCTCTCCCTCCGTACAAGCCTTCTCTCCATTCAACCCCAGTGCTAGCTGGTCTGCTGCGACTTATGGTGGGTCAGGGTATTTTGATGGGACTGGGGATTATTTGAGCTGTGGTTCAGCATCTGATTGGACATTCATGTCTAACACGACTGCTTTGTGGTCGGTTGAGATGTGGATATACACTTCAGTAAGCGGAACTAATCAAATCATCTTAGATAATTACAATCTAAATTCGGCTGCGATTGGTGTAAACGTATACAAAGACACAAGTAATGCGATTAGAGTAAATATTGCCAGAGGTGTTGGTGGTTCGCCTGTCGTTTCTTTTACATCTACAGGCACATTAGTTATCAATGCGTGGAATCATATTCTGATAACGTATGACCAAAGCCTTGCTTCCCAAAACTTAAAGGTATATTTAAACGGTGGTAGTGCAGAAACAGCCACTAAGAATGCTGTCACTCCATCTAGCTCGGACCCTCCTTTTGCGTTAACCGTTGGGCGGTATGCAAATGCAAGCGGGGATAATGTTAATGGCTATATTGGGAGTCTGCGAATTTCAAATGTTGTTAGATCGCCTGGCGTTCCAACATCGCCATACACAAACGATTCTAATACCAAACTCCTCCTAAACTACACTAACGCTGGTATTTACGATGCTACTAGCAAGAATGATCTGGAGACGGTGGACGGTGCGAAGATCAGTACGGCGCAGAGCAAGTGGGGTGGTAGCTCTATGGCGTTTGATGGGACGGGGGATTATTTAAATGGATTTAACAACGGTGTTTTGTTTTACCTTGATACAACCTATACGATTGAATTTTGGGTGCGTTTAAATACTGTAAGCGGAACTCAAAACTTTGTTATTCTTTCAGCCGCAAACAATTCTAATCAAGGTATAAATTTTTATACTGTTGGCACTACCGTTACCGTAAATGATGGTAACAGCGCTGGAACAGGTCCTAGTGGTGGAACGCTTGCAGCTAATACATGGTATTACTTAGCTCTTGTGGCAAATGGAACAAATACTAAATTATTTATAGATGGGAATTTGATTAGCACATACGCAGGTATTACTCGTTACACCGCCGCAGGTGCGTGGAAATATATAACTATTGGTGTAGACGGAGGTAAAACAGCATCGTATTTGAATGGTTATATCAACGATTTACGAATCACAAATAGTATCGCTCGTTACACGGCCAACTTCACGCCACCAACAGCAGCCTTCCCAACCCTATAAGGATAGATATGTACTGGACTAAGAACGGGTCTATCCCATCACAAGAAACCGACGGCACAGAGGGTTGGCAACAGGCCCCATCACCTCCTACAGACATCCCTGAAGGCAAGGAACTGGTGTGGCTAAATTGGGAATGGATCGTAAGAGACCCTAAGCCACAAGACAGAGCAGGCTATCAGTGGAACTGGAACCATGCAGACAAGGCTTGGGTAGAAAGCGCCTGGGGCAACGAACCTACTATTGAAGCCCTCACCACCATTCAACTAGACAGCTTCACATCTTCACAAATCACTAACCTGACAACAGCGCAGCTTTCATAAGGCGACAATGTGTACGGGATCAACTCTTTTGCTTCTGCGCCGTTCTCGGATACCGGAACCCCGGTTATACCGAGCAATGACAACGTTATCGCGGAGTATGCAACTGGGTCTGATGCTTTATCTAGTTTAGGAAATTTTCAAGCCACAGTTAGCGAAAGCGCTAACGCGACAGACACACTTGCAAGCTCAAGTGTTTTGCAAGCATCTGTTTCTGAATCTGCGTCGGTATCTGATGCGAATGTCGGCACTGACTTCTCTGTTTCTTATTTAGTAGTTGGTGGCGGCGGCGGGGCCGGAAGTGGTTCCGGCGGTGGCGGTGGTGCAGGCGGTGTTGTCGAGGCTATCAATAGCGTCATTTACAACCTAAGCACTTCCTACACGGTTGCGGTCGGCACTGGTGGTGCTGGTCAAAATTATTTTTCTTCGACCGGTAGTGGTCAAAATGGCAATCAGTCGCAATTTGCATCTGTCATAGGTTACGGTGGCGGTTATGGCGGTGGTTTCCTTTCAAACGGGACCACTTATGCAAATGGCGGTACTGGTGCAAGCGGCGGTGGCGGTAACGGCTTCTCTGGTTCTGGCGGTGGTGCTACGCAAGGCAACCCTGGCGGTGCTGGTGGTGGCGTAGGAGCTGGCAGGGGCGGTGGTGGTGGCGGCGCGGGAGGTGCGGGAGGTTCTGCGGCAAGCCCAGCAACTACTGGCGGTAATGGTGGTATCGGCGTTCAATCTGCAATCACGGGTTCTTACTACGGCGGTGGCGGTGGTGGTGCGTCTAGCGTTGCTGGCGTAGGTGGTCTTGGCGGCGGCGGTAATGGTCGAGGAACCGCACAAAGCCCAACGGATGGATCGCCAAACACTGGTGGCGGCGGTGGTGGCGACAGCGGGACAAATAACGGTCGATCCGGTGGTTCTGGCGTTGTTGTTCTACGCGTCAAAGATGCTTATGTCGCTACCTTTACAGGCGTAACTTCATCGCTTGTTTCGTCGGGCGGTTTTAATACCTACACGATCACAAGCGGTAGCGGAACCGTTACGTTTGCAGAAAGTGGATTCCAGGCTGCGGTTGGTGAGAGCGCAAATGCTTCTGATAGCACTAGTAGCGATCAAGTAAAAGCCGGTTTTGAAGATGAAAGCGCAACAGCTACAGATTCAATCGCTTCTGTTCAAAACTTATTAGCTACAGTCAGCGAGAGCGCGTCAGCGACTGATGTTGTCGATCCTACACTCAATACTAGTAATTCAATTGCAGAATCAGCGACTATCACCGATCAAAATGCGGGTGGTGCAGACTATCAATCAAATGTAGATGAAAGCGCTACAGGCTCGGACGCTATCAATAGCGAGCAAGTAAAGGTCGGAGCAATAGCCGAGGCTTCTACCGTAAGCGACAGCTCAGACTCACTGCAAACACTTGCAGCAAATACATCTGAATCAGCCACGCTTGAAGATCTAACGAGCGCCACAAGCAATCTAGAGGCTAGCGTAAGTGACTCAGCAGTTATCGCAGACGTAACTGGTCTGGATGATAAGGTTGATGAATCAGCAACGGCTAGCGGCAGTTTTGCTGCGATACAGAGTTATTCAAGTGAGGTTAGCGAATCGGCTAACGCGACCGATTCCGTTTCATCTGGCAGCGTTATCCAAGCAAGCGTCACGGAAAATGCAAGCGCTAGCGATGCTACAGATAGATCCATTCTGTATCTTGCACAAATCGCAGAAGCTGCAAGCGGTCAAGACGTAACAAGTTCAGAGAAGGTTATTCTTGCAACCGTTTCTGAGTCTTGTACGATTAGCGATCAGACCATTACAGTATGCGCGTTTGATACGGTCACCATAGAATCCTGTACGATCATTTCGTCAGCAATTAGCGACGGTGTGACACCATCTCAAAGTTTCTTACTGTTCTTCACATAGGTTTGATATGGACTCTCAAACGCTTCTAAATATTCTTTTTGGGGCTGTTTCAGCAATGTTCGGCTGGATTTTTCGCATCATTTGGGAAGCCGTGAAAGAGATGCAGCGCGATCTTAGAGACCTAGAAAAAGATTTACCGCACAGTTATGCGTTGAAAAAAGACTATGAGGCAGACATACACGAGATAAAAGTTATGCTTGGAAAAATTTTCGACAAACTCGATAGCAAGCAAGACAAATGAATTGGTCAGACGTTCTTAAGGCAGTCATTCCTGTAATCGTTGCATCACTTGCTTGGTTGCTAGGTCAGGTTGCAGACTTCTCGACACGGCTAACAAAGATAGAAGGTTCAATGCCGGCGCTCATCACGAAGGAAGGCGTTCCTACTGACAGCCCGATCAGCGCAGAGAAACGGGCGATGCAAAAAGAGCAACTGATGCAGCATATCAACGAGCTGCAAGTAAAAGTCAGGCTTTTGGAAGAGCGCGAGAGGTTAACCAAAAAATGATGACTTTGCTTTCGTCGCTTCTTTCCTTCCTGGCCGGCGGCGTTCCCAGGTTGCTCGACATATGGCAAGACTCAAAAGATAAGGCTCACGAGCTACAGCTTGCTCAGATGCAGATTGAGCGCGAGTTAGAGCTTGCAAAAGAAGGCTTTGCAGCTCAACAGCGGGTCGAGGAGATACGAACGGAACAGGTACAGATACAAGCTCAAGCAGACGAGATGAAAGCGCTCTACGCGCACGATATAGCCCTTGGCGACGGTGTTTCGCAATGGGTAAAGAATCTTCGTGCTCTTGTTAGACCCGTGATTACTTACGGCATGTTTGCATTACTTGTCTTTGTTGACGTTGCTGGCTTTTGGTACGCGTGGACAATGAACGTACCGTTCGATCAAATGCTCAATCAGCTTTGGGATAATGAGACGCAGCAGATCTGGGCTGCAATCATTGCATTCCACTTTGGAAGCCGAGCATTTGCAAAGTAAATCTCTTGAGATGCTCAAGCATCACGAAGGCGTAAGGCTTAGACCTTACCGCTGCCCAGCGAGACTGTGGACAATCGGCGTAGGCCACGTTATCGACCCATCACACATAAGGGTGAAGTATGAAGAGAGGCTCTCTTTACCGATCCCGAGCGGATGGGATCGAACGCTCACGATGGCAGAAGTCGATGAGATTCTTGCGGCTGATCTACAGACATTTGAGGCTGGCGTACGCCGATTATGTCCTGCTGGCCTTACTCCTAATCGCACTGATGCACTCACCAGCTTTGGGTTTAATGTTGGATTAGGAAACCTTCAAAGGTCAACGATCCGAATGCGGCATAACCGAGGTGACTATGCTGGAGCCGCGCAAGCCTTCATGATGTGGACAAAAGCTGCTGGCAAAGAATTACCAGGATTGGTAAAGCGTAGGCGCGATGAGTCTATGCTTTATTCAGCCGGATAAGAGCGTCTTTGACCATCTGGCCGACGCTCTCTCCGTGATGTTTTGCAATTAGCTCAATGAGCGGAAGCCGCCGAGTCTTAGGCTTCGACAAAAGCCAGTAAGCCCAATCCTTGACGACCAGCGGCATAACTTTCTCATAAGCTGCCGCAATTTCCTGTCGATCACTGCTCTTCACTTCCTTGATGATCGAAAGCCAGTTCTCCGAGTGACCACGCTCGAAATGCTTTATGTTTTTCGATGGTGTCTTCGCACTCTGTGGAGGGCGGCTTCCAGCCGTACTGTCGCCAGATTTCCTCGACGGGCTTGAAGGTTCTGGGGGTTCTTTGCTCTGCAATCAACTCTCTCCAGCTCATCCTAATTTCCTTTGCATTGTGTCAACTTCCATTAAAAAAGTCATTACGTCTTTCTCTAGGTCTTCAATGTCTTTGCGCTCTGGTTGAAAACGAACAACAAACAACTGGAGATGCTCGGGCAACCGTGGATCGAACGATACAAAATCAACCCACTCTCTACCGGTACAAGCGAGCTGTGCAAGCATCTGGTGTTTGTGCTCGGAAGGTGGTTCGCCTTTCATCATCCAATTTAGATGCGTGGATGTTTTCGGGCATTTGATTTCTAGTAACCCGTCTGTCCATACAAGACCATCTGGCGATGCTGCAAAGTTTGGAATTGTCGGGTGATTGACGATAGCAACCTGCTCGACCCAGATGCCCGTTTTGATCTCATACGCAGCCCTTGCAAGCGGTTCGTTGGCCGTTCCCCATTCCATATAAGCGTTCGTAAAAGACTCGATTGGTGAGCCTGTAAGACGCTCTGTAATAATGTCTGCGATGTAGTCGGCTCGAGTTGCCGTTCCTTTTTTTGCTCGGGCAGCGGAGACACGGGAAGCTGTCACTTTCCCGAGCCGAGCAAGTTTCCATTCCTCGGTTCCCTGCTCCATCAGAACGGAACCTCATCATCGTTATCGACCTCGGCTTTTGGTCTGCCGCTTAACATCTGCATCTGGTCAGCAACAATCTCGGTGGTGTACTTGTCGTGGCCGTTTTTGTCTGTCCATTTTCGAGTTTCTATCCTTCCCTCGACGTAAACCTGAGATCCCTTCTTAACGTACTTGTCGACAATTTCAGCTAGCTTTCCCCAAAAGACAATGCGATGCCATTCTGTCTTTTCCTGGCGAGTACCGTCTTGCTGCTTCCAAGAGTGTTTTGTTGCTAACACCAGGGTACATACCGCAACCCCGGCATCTGTGTATTTGGTTTCCGGATCTTTTCCTGCGTTACCGATGATGATCGCTTTATTCACTGAACCCATAACTTTCCTCTTTCAAATAAGTAACCGATTGTTTTGCGGTGGGCTTCTTCCCACATCGCTTCTTTCTCTTGTTTGTTCATACGATGCCCTTGGTCTATAGCCATGTGACAGCGATAACACAGGGCGGCAATCCTGTAATCATGAGCTTTTATCCCTTTACCTTTTCCGTCGCGCAGCTGGTTGCTGTGCGCGGCCACGACGGTTCCATCTTCTGCGCCGCACAAAACACACTCAAACTCACGAACGATTTCCAATAGTTTTTGGTTTCTGTACATCATTGGGTGTTCCTAATCTCTGCTCTGGCGTTTGCTTGCTCTGAGCGCCAAATTTCAATTCGCGCTTGAGCGGCAATAAGATCCCATCGTAACTTTTCTTCTATCGCCACGGCTATTTTTAAGCCCTCTAGGAGCTCTAAATACTCAGGGTGAGCGTACGCATCACGCTCCTGAGCCGAGATCGGCTGAGCGGTGTTTAGCTGCATCAGCAGGGCTTTTTTGCTCTTTCTAAACTCTTCTAGGTACACGCGTTGAGCTCTAGCGTCTGCAAACTTTTCAGCATGTTTTAGGATGTAATCAACCGCCGCGTGAGGGTCTCTCATTACTTGATTCCCAATGCAGTTTTACGCTGATCTTTAGCGGCCACAATTGCTTTCTGTAATTCAGGCTGGCCTTTGTATTCAGTGTGTAACGCTTCGTAGACTTCTCTCAGCGTTTCTTTTGTGGCTCCGGCGATCAGCATCAGTTTGTCGGTGAATTCAGGCGTATGCGCTTTTACTTCATGCGTGGTTGCGTCAGCGTCGTTATCGCCTTCTGTAGGAATGCAAAAAGTCTGAAACGCTGCGTACTTGTAAGCTGCGCTCATCGCTTTATTCGTCGCTTTGTCGCCGCTATCCATTGCTTCGCCAAACGTTTTAACTGTGTGTTTTGTTCCATCGTGTGACGAGACAAAATCAAACTCAACCTCGACCACGACATAGAACAGCGAAGATCCGCTTTTGCCCATACGCTCGCTAACCTCACGAGCAATCACACGAGGCAGGATTACTAACCCATGCTTGCTGATGATCGGAGCAAGCGCGTTGTAAACATCATCTATCCCGCGAAACCCGTATCCCTGCTGAGTGTTTCTGCGGTCTTTAGCGATGCCTTGCTGGCAAAGGTCAGCAGAGACTTTTGCGATTAAGTTGTAGACGTTCATGTTTGGTTCCTTCACTTGACGAACAGGAACATTAGAACTCCGTAAAACATCCCCAATGCTATGTAAGCCAGCCATTCGATTTTCCTCATGATTGTTTCCTAGTAGGGGCCGAAGCCCCGGTTGTTAAATTTCGACCCAAGCCAATGTGCTTTTTGCTTTTTCTATTGCTTCTTCCCAATTTGCTACCCAAGTAAAAGAATATGTTTCAATATCACTTGTCTGTAGCTGTCCAACACGACCTTTTGCAAAACAAAAGGATTTGTTGTCTCTAGTTATTTTTACCCAGTAATTTTCGCTGCGTACATAGCGTACTTTGCGTTCTATTTGACTTTTAATTACTGACATATTTGCCATAACAATTTGGCGTCTTGCTTGCAGTTCTTCATGCGCTGTTGTCATTTGTTTCTCCGTTGTTTGTTGCGTGAAAGTAATGTTATACATATCCCTAACTAAGTCACCATCCAGCAGACGAAAGGCAGGTTCTAGCAGATGAGCGGTAAATCCCCGACGCAACGGTCATTAGAAAAGCTACGTGCTGAGGGTTATCTCTGTCAAATCGTGGAGCGCTGGAACCCTCATGCCAAGATCAGGCAAGACCTATTCGGGATAGGCGACATACTGGCTATAAAGGCCGGGGAAACGCTACTGGTACAAACCACAAGCCGAGGTAACGTTGCTGCCAGAGTAACCAAAATACAAGAATCCGAGCATCTGTCTACGATCCTGGCGGCAGGCTGGAAGATCACCGTTCACGGATGGGGAAAGCTAAAGGCAGGATGGACTTGCAAGATTGTGGATTTCTAATACAATAAAAGGGTCGGTGTGGCAACCGGCAGAGCTGAGTACAACCCCAGAGTATTTAGGTGGGGCTTGTGTGGTCACAAGGTCTTACTCAGCAGACTGCGTGATTGCCCAACGCCAAAGGGCCTTGCCCCTCCTAAGTGTTCTGGGGTTTTTCTTTTGGTAGCCGACCGTACTCCGAGCGTTATCAAGATCCTGCATGGGATGCGCGGAAGAAAACACCGGCTGGCGAAACACCCCGTTTCATGCCGATCCAGACTGTCAGTGAGGTACTGGGCGAAGCCTCTTGTTCATGGGTGGGACAAGCAAGAGGTGGAGAGAATCGCTGGCTTCGGCTGTACTAGGCAGGGAACATCCAGAAGCGACCCCTGCTGGGTAAGGTGATGGCTACCACCCTTGGGGGAACTATGCCCAAAACTAAAGAAATACGCTTATCTGCTGAAATCAACCATTCATCAGCCCAAGAAACAAAACTAAACACTGCTCCTAAATTCCGATCTAGACTTTCTTTGTCGCAACTACCGGGAGAAATAAATTGGAAGGTTTCGAGGAGTTCTGGCAACAGTACCCACGAAAGGTAGCCAAGAGAGCAGCGCAAAAGGCTTGGCTAAAGATGAGCTATCAAGAGCGGCAAGACGCAATACAAGCAGTCAAGAATCACAAGCGGTACTGGACGATTAAATCGACTGCAAGTGAATTTATGCCACATCCCGCTACATGGCTTAATCAAGCTCGATGGGAAGATGAGCTAGACATGACCCACCACGAGAAAGCAGTTAACTGGTGGGCAACAGAAAAAGGTACCGCTGAAATGGCGGAGAAAATAGGATGCCCCGCAAGGCCGGGAGAGGATTGGAACCAATGGAAAACACGGATTTCGGAAAAGCTGAAAAGCGCATAGACCAAACGATCAAGAAAGCGGTTAAGGCTGGCAAATGGCCTTTCGCTGCATTCGTTGGCAACAAATGGGTCAAACCAAAAAAGATTAAGCCTGAGCCTGTCCCTTTTGAACCAGCGCCGTGGTGATGAATGAGCTGGCTCTTTTCGCGGGCGCTGGTGGAGGAATACTCGGAGGGCATCTCCTTGGATGGCGCACAGTCTGCGCTGTCGAGTGGGAACCCTACGCAGCTTGCGTACTTGCCGCCAGACAAAATGATGGCGTTCTCCCGCCTTTCCCGATTTGGGATGACATTCAAACCTTTAACGGCAGACTGTGGCGAGGCCGTGTTGATGTCGTATCTGGAGGCTTTCCCTGTCAAGACATCTCCGCAGCAGGAAAAGGAGCCGGAATCGAAGGAGAGCGATCTGGCATGTGGCGAGAAATGGCACGGGTGGTCAGCGAAGTTCGACCCGCATACGTCTACGTTGAGAACAGCCCAATGCTCACTACTCGAGGAGGAACCCGAGTTATTGCAGACCTTACCTCGCTCGGGTATGACGCGCAGTGGGATGTTATGGGAGCGGCAGACGTTGGTGCTCCGCACCAGCGAGACAGAATCTGGATTGTGGCCTACACCATGTCTACCTGGGAATGGCGGGACGAATGGCAAAGCAAAACTAAAAGAAATGCTGAAATGGCCTACTCCAATGAGTTCAGAATACAAAGCGAACAAGAATTATCGACTTGGAAGGCAAAACGGATTGACTCAGGCTGTAATGAAATGGCCCACGCCAGTCAAATCAGATTCTCAGGCTTGCAGACCGAGCAAAGGATGGAAAGGGGATTCCGATCTTCCTTCTGTAGTTTGGACGGAAAGTGGTGGCAAAGAGAACCCGAATCTACCTCCCGCACAATTGAACCCAACGTGGGTCGAGTGGCTGATGGGGTGGCCTCTAGGGTGGACAGACTTAAAGCCATTGGAAATGGACAAGTTCCAGCAGTGGCAGCAACAGCATGGAAGTTACTAACGGAGAGCATATGAAAGAACACAAGAAATTAGTTTTTGAACTTGCAAAACCAGGGCAAGACATTGTTGACGAGCTGACACCTATGCAAGCATTTGCTTTGCACATGGCTATAGGTGTGTCTGGTGAGGCTGGTGAGCTACTAGACACCATCAAAAAGTTTGCGATCTACCAAAAGCCGTTAGACCTGGAGAATGTTGTAGAAGAGCTTGGAGACATCGAGTTCTATCTACAAGGCATTCGGCAAGCATTCTGCATAGACCGCGAATACGTTCTGCAACAGAACATAGAAAAGCTGAGAAAACGTTACGGCGAGAAGTATACGAATGCGGCAGCGCAACGCAGAGCGGATAAATGCCCACCGTGTAACGATGTTTGTGAGCAAGGAAGACTATGCCCAGCGAGGAAATTATGAGCAGAGAAGCTATGCAGATTGCTTTAGATGCACTGGAAGCTAATTTAGGCAATTGGGCGGCAAAAACAAAAGCCGTAAAGGTGTTGCGCCAAGCACTGGAGACAGAGCAAGAGCCAGTGGCGTGGATGTTTGTCAATGAAGACGGTGAATGTGAGCAGATTGAGTACGGCCCTGTATTTGATGATCCTGGGGTAACGCCGCTTTACGCTTCACCACCAAAGCGTGAATGGGTTGGGCTGACGGATGAGGAACACGACAGCATAAAACACAATTATCACAACCTGACGTGGACCCTTG